CTACATCCGCAAAAAAACCTAGTTAAGGTTGAATGATATAATGGTCCTATCAATTTCACTGCGTTGCACAACCGACTCATGATTAATTTGTGCAGGGAAAATGATAAGGTCACCCTCCTTAACATTAGGTTGGAAAGTTGCTAGGTCACCATCCACAGTGTAAATGGGACAATAGAACTTAGTTGACTCATGGACAGCAGCGTTGAAGTCTGCATAAAAAACAGCAGACCAACCCTTCATACCATGATTGTGTAGACTGTGATACTCATATTGTTTCTGGATTTGAAACCAGATACGAGTGATTTCATCAATCGGTTTTTCTGAGAATCCTTGTTTAAGGACTTCAGCACTCATCATCTGTAGATAGGGGGCAACCAAATCTAAGAACGGTTGAAACTCTGAGTAATCGGTTTTCTCAAAGTAACTAGAGTGCATCGTGTCACCCTCGTTACATTCCAGCACATTAGGATGAGTGGTGTGCAGACCATTCAGGATAGATTCCTTGTGGTCCTCCCACTCCTCTACATGATATTGATAATGTGGAATGTGAAACATGAGTAACTCCAGGCTCGCCACCTATTTTAGTTCAGATGCAAAATAGGAAATCAACCACACGGAAGGGGATTTACCAGAGTGTCTTTAACTGGAACACACAAACCAAGCGGCAACATCCACCCGCACCAGGGCGCTTTTTAAGTCATCCCGAGACTGGACCAGCAGTTGATTCTGCTTAGCTCCACCAGGGCGAGTTTAATGTCCACCCGAGACACAGGGGTCGTGTAGACCATCCCGACCAGGGCGAGTTTAGGAGTCTTCCCGAGACTTCTTATAGTTACCGAAGTCGATAATGTCTTCGCCCAATGAACCAGGCAAATCGACTGGTCCTGCAGCGAAAGTGATATCGTCCATGGCATCTAGATCACCACCAACGCGATCTTTCTTAGCATTGTCTAGGTAGTCAGAACTCAAACTGAAATTGTATTCAACTCCAGCATCGGTGTGAAACGAATTGATATCGATATTACCAGTAGAGTTACTAACATACGGAGGATAATCATCATCCGTCCAGAATTCTGCTGGATCACCAACAGAAGGTAGTTCTTTTAAAACATCTCTGAGAGATGCATACACATCAAAGAGTGTGCTGAGATGCTTATCGGATTTCGCATCCAGTGCATGAAGAAGTGCTTGACGCACTTCCTCTACTGCAGTCTCAATATGTGTACGAGGATTGGAACAACTCATGATACAACGTCTCTAATATAACAGGGAACGCCAGCAGGATCCAACCACTTAGTGTATTCTGGATCCTCTAGGCAAACATCGAGTTGCATCTGGTTGTCAAGATAGTACATATCTTGATAGCGTTGAGCATACTCGTTGTATTTTTGGATACGCAGGTCAGGCATACCGTTGATCTCTAGGGTGCCACATTGCACATAGCGATATGGATACCGTTCAAGAATGACCTCTGATTTCATGAAGCATCATCGTGATTGTTGTACACATTATACCATGTATCATCACCGATGTCATTACATGCTTGTTCCAGTTGTGTAGCTGGCACAGCAACGACTCCACTACCATCTGGTTGTCTGATCAAGAACTCTTCACCATTTTCAATACGATCCATGTAAGTGTCAAAGTTCTTTTCAAACTCTTGGACGGTTACTTCTTTCATGTTAGGCAACAGATGTTATGTTCTTGCATATATTTGATTGATTCTTGACACCCACCTAGTTTGATGTCATCAAGAACTACTTGAGGAAATGTAGAGTTTTCCCCAAACTCTTGATAGAATTCTTCTCGTGTGAAGTCTCTATCAAGTTCGTAAACGATGTACTTTAGTTCAGACAAGTCCATGACTTGTTTGATTTGAGTACAATATTTACATCCTTCTCTAGTGTAGATGGTGAACATCATGCCTTTTCCAGGAGAAGCATAGTTTCATCATAGTCTTTCTGGAAAATTTCCAGACCAGCATCTGTCAAGACATGAGTATACATCTTGTCAAAGACTTTGGTTGGCATGGTGACAATGTGTGCTCCGTTAAAGAAGGCACGAGACACCTTATACACATCACGCAGAGAAGCAGCAAGGACCTGTGTCTCTACACCTTGCACCTGATAGATGCTGGTGATAGAACGAACTAGTTCTAGACCACTGATGCTATTGTCATCATATCTACCGATGAATGGAGAGACATATGTAGCACCTGCTTTTGCTGCAAGGATTGCCTGTGCAGCACTGAAGATGAGTGTTACATTTGTCCTGATGCCTTGATTGGATAGAGCATCACAGACTTGAAGACCGTCCACGGTACAAGGCAGTTTGATTGTAGCAACATCTCTGAACTCACTGTGAAGTTTCACTGCTTGCTCATACATCTCACCAACAGAACCGACAACCTCCATGCTGATGTCAAGGATACCGATTTCACGGAACTCTTTATAAACATCAATAGGATCTTTGCCACTCTTTCTGATAAGAGATGGGTTAGTAGTGACTCCATCAATGAGTCCTGATGCGAATCGTTGTGCTACTGCATCAACTTCTGCTGTGTCTAGAAAAATTTTCATTTATGTATGTTGGTAATTGTACCAATCGGGACTACAGGATTTGAACCTGTGACCTCTCGCTCCCAAAGCGAGCGTTCTACCAAACTGAACTAAGTCCCGATGTCTTCCTTCCAAAGGAATCGTTCTTCCAAATTATAATGCAACTTGTAGTGTTCTGTCAACACATAATATCCAATGATATTGACATTATCACACTCGTAACCGTATCCTTTCACTTTCTCACATACACCATCAATGTTAAAGCATTTATCTGTGTGAAGGTAGGAGAGATAGTGGTCGTCCAGATTAATCATTAGCGTTCCTCAAAATCAAGTTTACGAACTTTGCGTTTGCGTCGTTCCTCTTGGTATTTTAGGTCATGATCTGTCAGGATTCCGTTATATTTAATAGTTTGTTCATGATTTGTTAGAACAACTTCATTGAGGTCAACTGCCCCAACATGATCATCCTGAACACACATCTGGTTAGGACAACCACAGAACTGTGCTTTGCTAGTGCTTGTCAGTTCTTTGTTGCATAGTTTGCATCTTGCGGATAACATTGTACAGCATTTAACCTCTATGAAGTGATGGGTGAAGAGGGGATCGAACCCCCGACCGCCTCGGTGTAAACGAGATGCTCTACCGCTGAGCTATTCACCCTGAGTGTCGGTGAGAGGACTTGAACCTCCACGCCATAAAGACAATAGAACCTAAATCTATCGCGTCTACCGATTCCGCCACACCGACAAGGCGTCTCAGGTAGGACTCGAACCTACGACCGACTGCTTAGAAGGCAGTTGCTCTAATCCACTGAGCTACTGAGACAATAGTATTAAGAGTAATATGCTTGGTAGTATTTCACAATGCCACTAGTAGAGATGTTGCCTTGTGATACCCAGTCATGAGCACATTCGTAAATGGACTTCTGACTGTGGACAGGGGCACCACCCTGTGTTTGGTGCCCGAACTTTGCTAGTAGAACTTTGAGTGCTTGCTCTCTCGCTTGCAATCTCTGTTCACTGTAGCGCCAGTCTTCTGTCATGTTAAAATAGTTGGTTGAATCCATTCCCAGAAGTCCACCCACCTGGAGAGGTTTGGTATTGCTCAGATCCGCCACCTAATTCAGGGATTGGATTGAGTTGAGTGGTGGTCTTACCGTTCTTGGTTGCCATATTATACAGCACTTCGTGGATGTTGTCTACCTCTTTGGTCGAAGCGGTAAACATTTTCTCTGCCACTGCTCTACTGTTCGCAACTCTAAGTGCTCGCTGCTTTTCAGAGAGGATCGCTGGACCGAACCAAGGATCATCTTCTAGGTAGTCAGGTGCTTTGTAAGTCATGATTGCCAGTAGTAGTGAAAGAAGTTTCCTTTCGTGTCACACATCGGATCTTCCGATGCTACACGGTATTGTAGCATACTCTGTCCTTTGAAGTCTGTACGATCTCCAATGATGTCATATGCTCTGAGCATTGCGTTGTTGTCCTTGAGTCTATCAACGACAGACTGCTTAGCAACTGGTCTCCACTTAGTAAAACCTTCGTACTGACCAGGAGAGTATACCACATCCGCAACGCTGTTGGGATATTTAGGTGAGCGCACACGGTTCAGAACTGATACTGCCACACAGTATTCATCCATAGTATTTGGTGCTGCCTCAACCTGCACTGTCCGTGCCAAGTGATCGTAATCAGCTGGCGTCAGTGCCAGTAACATTTCCAAAATCAAAATAATCTTTCCTGTAATAACGACCAAGGATATTGGAATTATAGTATGCTGGTGTACCATCTGTCAATGCTTCCACCAACACATTGTTCACAAAAAGTTGACGAGTCTCCTCGTAATTTACTTTTCCAGCAGTAGGGTGGACTGAGAGTATCTCTCGCTTAAAGGCAGTCTTCCCGAACCGCTTAAGATCTTCCTTAAGCTCTGGACAACTACCGTAGTAGATGCGCCAGTTACTTTCACTTGTAACTCGCCTTGGTCTTTTACCGTCCACCTTAGATCTAGGCTTTCGTTTTTGCCAAAAGTATTTTCTACCGATGTATTGTCTGCCGTTTTGAAGATTAGTGATGCGGTAGACAAAACCGTACATACCGTCAATATTCTCAGATAGAAAAGGGGATCCTTTATAATGCCAGGGGTTTTCATAATCAACCACTGTCCCATGAATAACTGTAGGTATTTATAGGGGCACCAGAGTCGATCCTGGGTCTGAGATAGGAGTCAAATCAAATGCGATAGTGATCCTAGGTTCTTCAAATTTATGTTTGGTTGTCTCGTGTGGAACATTATTAGGGAACAGTGTTAACTTCCCTGGTACATTATGACTCTGGTATCTCTCACCATTGTGTAGTTGATTGATTGGATTGAGATATATGGTAGCAGAATCATTACATGCTACAGTGAAATGTCCACCAAGATATGTGTGTGGGTGTGTAGAATGAATGTGAGGCATGATCTTATGACCCTTCCTCATAATGTTTACCCAGCATCTAATGTATAGACGCTTGTCATACTTGTAGAAACTACCAAACAATTCCTTGCCATATTGTTTATGAGTTCTCCTGATTGCTCTACGAAGTTTAGGTAACTCAGAGCATTCATCCTCATACTGAAAGACATTGTAATTTCTATGTCTATTTGTTGTACTCTTCGTTGGCAATCCAGTTTCACCAGCATCAGACTCTGGCAAAGAAAGAATCTCTTCCTCCTTTGCCAAGAAAAACTCTGCAATTTTTGTAGTGTCTATAGTATCACCATGATATGTTTCATAGATCAAATACTTATAGTCAGGTGCGTATGGAGTTTGTGGTGGATCACTCTCAAATAATATAGTATTTGGTTTCATCTAATCCCACGGATCTGGTATTTGAATTTCATTGCTTGGAGGAACCATGCGTCTGTCAGACACTTGGGACCGTGGAGGAGCACTTGGACCTGCTTCTCTGGTAGAGTCGGGTCCTGGAGTGCTCTCTTCCTCCACTCTGGTAACTCTGTCATAGTTTAAAATTAGCGAAAGTATCTTTCTTAACATCTTGCTTGATGCTCCCGATTAGATAGGACTCAACCTCAGTCTCCTGTGGTGCCACCTGCATACCCTTAGAGGACAACCAGTGTGCTGTCCAAGGTAGTGGGTTGTTGCTGATAGGAGTGTCAAAGATTGCCTTGAGTCCCATAGACTTCAGACGACGATTAGCAGTCCACTCAACATAACTAGCGAGCAACTTATCATTGAGACCAATGATCGATCCATCCTTAAACAGATACTGTGCCCATGCTTTCTCTTCCTCAACACACTGCTTGAACATCTCATAGACATTCTCTTCTTCTTCCTTGGCAATCTCTGCCATCTCAGGATCATCACCATCACGCCACTTGTTCAGAATGTTCTGAGTGATAGTCATGTGTAATGATTCATCTCTGGCGATCAGTCCGATGATCTTAGCAGATCCTTCCAAGAGTTTAAGTTCGCCAAAGGCGAAAGAACATGCAAACGATACATAGAATCGAATCCCTTCAAGGATGTAGACATTTGCAACCGCTCTGTATAGTTTCCTCTTGAGTTCACGAAGTTCCCATTGTGCATTGGGAACCTCTTCGAGGTAGTGTTGCCACTGTCTACCTGCACCCCATTCGGATGCTGCTTGTAAGAATTCGTCATAGGCATGTGTTACTGTTTGTGCTCGTGATAAAATTTTCTCATCTTCTAAGATGTGATCAAACACCTCAGAAGGATCTGCATATACATTCTTAATGATATGCGTGTAAGAACGACTGTGGACCATCTCCATGGTCTGCCAGATGTTCATAGCACCTTCAAGTTCAGGTAGTGAGCAGTATGGTGTAAAAGCCATACCAGGACCACGCCCTTGTACAGAGTCAAGAAGAATCTGGTACTTGAGGTTGCTCGTGAAGATGTGTTTCTGTGCATCATTTAGAAGTGGGTAATCAGCACGATCCTTCTGGAGAGATACCTCTTCAGGTCTCCAGAAGTATCCAAGTTGCTGCTGCGTTAGTTTATCAAACACAGGATACTTAAACTTGTCGTAGCGTTGGACTCCAAGGGGAGGTCCAAAGAACATCTTTTGCTTCGTGGTATCCACTACATCAGTATTGAATACCGTCATGCCTTTTACACTAGTTTGCATTGACTCACCACTGGTTCTAAATTTTGCAACTGTCACAATCTTCTGCCTCCGTTGTAAAGATATCGTCTAACAAATTCTTAAGTTGTTCTTTATCCTCCTCTGGTTCTTGATCTGATTTAATGTCGTAGGTGTTTTGATAATAAGAAGTCTTCCACCCTAATTTATAAGTGGTCAGGAAGTCCTGTGCCATGACGGATACTGGGACTTCGTGGTCGGGATATTTCTCTGGATTGTAACTCCAGTTTCCACTGATTGCTTGGTCAAAGAATTTTTGCATACAAGCCACAACATTGATGTAACCAGTGTTGTCAGGCATATCCCAGAGCAAAGTATAATTGGGTCGCAGTCTACTATACGACGGAACAATCTGTTTGAGTGGTCCCTTTTTGCTTTTTTTAACGGACAGATACCCTCTAGGTGGTTCGATTCCATTTGTTGCGTTTGACACAACGGAACTGCTCTCTGATGGCATCTGAGCAGACAGTGTTGAGTGCCTAAGACCGTGGGTGGTGATAGATTCTCTAAGAGTTTCCCAATCATAGTTCAAATTGTTAGGTACTAGTTCGTCTAAATCTTTCTTATAGGTATCAATAGGTAGGATACCATCAGAATACTTTGTGCGATCAAAGTATTGACATGCACCTTTCTCTTTAGCAATTTCGTTACTGGACTTGAGAAGATAGTATTGGAATGCTTCTGTCAAATCATGAACAAGTTTCCAGGCACCAGCATCGCTGTACTTGAAACCATTCTTTGCTAGGTAATGTGCAAGACCAATGAAACCAATACCAAGTGAACGACGAGCAAGTGTGCTCACTCGTGCTGCTTCAACTGGGTACTCTTGGTAGTCGATGAGTTCTTCCAGACCTCTAACCGAAAGGTCACATAGATCCTGAAGTTCATCAAGATTTTTGAGCTTACCCACGTTAATGGCAGAGAGAATACACAACGCAATTTCTCCATCGCCATCAATATGTTGAATAGGATCTGTAGGCAGAGTGATCTCCTGACACAGATTACTCATGTTCACTTTGTCTTTGAATGACGAGTGAGTGTTGCAGTGATCAAGGTTCATCAGGTAGATGCGACCAGTCTCTGCTCTCTCCTTCAGCAAATTCAGAATAAGTTCCTGAGCTTTGATAGTCTTTTTGTTAATGTGTCCCTGAGATTCATAAAACTGATACAGATCATCAAAAGCATCAGTCCCAAAAGCATCGTACAGACCTGGGACATCGTGAGGACTGAATAGGGTGATGTCTCCATCTGTAATGAATCGCTCGTAGAAGAGCTTTGTGAATTGAATTGAGTAGTCGAGTTTTCTGACACGGTTGTCCTCGGTTCCTTTATTATTTTTGAGGACTAGGATGTCTTCGATTTCTTGGTGCCAGATGGGGAAGTGGACAGTTGCTGATCCACCTCTAATGCCATTTTGAGTGCAACATCTGACAGTTGCTTCAAACTTTTTGAGGAACGGTACAACACCTGTGTGTTGAACTTCTCCGCCTCTGATTTTAGCGTTGATGCCACGGATTCTGCCTGCGTTGATGCCGATGCCAGCCCTCTGTGCAACATATTTCCCGATAGCCATATCAGAACTAAAGATGCTATCGAGGGTGTCATCAACATCAACAAGAACACAGCTAGCAAATTGTCGAAGTGGAGTTCGCACCCCTGCCATGATAGGTGTGGGGATGTTGATTTTGTGTCTGCTGATTGCGTCGTAGTATCGTCTGACATAATCGAGTCTCGTCTCCTTTGGGTAATTCTGGAAGAGAGTTACAGCGATCATGATATACATGTACTGAGGTGTCTCATACACCTCTCCACTGCTGCGATCCTGAACCAAATATTTGTCTGCTACCTGGCGTAGACCAGCATAAGTAAACAGATAGTCACGGTCGTGATCGACCATTGCGTCGATCTGATCCCACTCCTCTGCACTATACTTATCTAGGATATCTCCATCGTATACACACTTTGAAATACACTCCACAGCGTGTGCGTGGACAGGTGGATGACCTGTGACCCACCCAACACCAAACACCTGCTTCTTGAGTCCATACAGGAGCAATCTAGCAGCAACGAATTGATAGTTTGGTGCTTCCAAACTGATCAGGTCACTAGCAGAACGAACAAGAATCTCTTGAATTTCTTCTGTGCTGATACCATCATAGAATTGAATGCCAGAATTCATTTCTACCTGGGATGCACTCACTGCACTACCAAGACCGTCACATGCCTCAGCAGTTACCTTGTGGATTTTCTCTAGGTTGAGTGGTTCCACAGAACCATTTCTCTTACGAACTTTCGTACCGTGACCGTTGCTCATACTTTTTTCCAATCGTTCAGTTTAAGGGTTGCTTCTAATCCCTGGTAAGCATTACAGTCTACCAGAGATTGTACATCATGTCCAGCAAGATGCATGTCATTGATGTCTTTCTCTTTAATTTTAGATGGCCAGATGACTACTTTATCTCCTCTGTCAATGACTTTGGAGATTCTGTTGACGATTTCTCTGTTGCGTGGTTCATTATCAAAAACCCAAATATAATTGCTCCAACCAAGCGTCCTAACATCAGCGTCGGACCCAGCCATAGCAACCGAGTTTTCCAAGAAGGTCGAGTCAAATGGTCCCTCTACAATATGAATTGGTCTATTATTGTTTACTTTATCCAGTCCAAAGATCTTGGGTTGTTCCTCGTCAAGCATGATCGTAATGTATCTGAGTTTCGCCTTGGGCGCTAACGATCTACCTTGATAACCGAATAGGTTGCCTTCTCTGTCTTTGAATGGGATGATGATGCGTTCGCTATCTTGTTTGAGATTGTCAAAGACTTTCTTTTTTTCATTTGTCCAAGCTTTAAACTTGGGACAATAGTAAAAATAACCTAGGTCTTTGATGCCTCTCTGTTCGAGATAGACTCGCGCTGGGTGAGAAATATTTAGGTCAGAAATTTTCTGTAAATCAGTATCGCGCTTTACAAATTTCGGTTCCTTAAACTCAAATTTAGGATTGGGTATCGTGGTTCCTTTGCCAGTCCTACCGTTCTTAAATTTCTCCATGACATATCGATCATGTAGATGAGTATCCTGATCTTTCAAAAAGTTACTGAATGTTCTGCCAACACCACAATTGTGGCATTTGTACACAAAATCATTCTTAACTTTAAAAAGATATCCTCTCGCTTTGTTCTTTCTCTTCTGAGAATCACCACAGTATGGACACCTGAAATTGTACAGGTCTGCCTTCTTGCGTGTGAATAGAACTAATCGAGAGGATACTAATTGAATATACTCAGTGTCGATATACGACATGCACTACATAGACCGTACTATGTCACCCATTGTAGTCGCATTCGTTGATGGTGTCAAGGTCTTGATAAACGCTTGACCTGGAGCAGATACCAGAAAAGATATAACAGTCAACGCTCCTGCTATTGACCACATCTTCTTCTCAATCGCACCAAGTCTGTCGTTGACTAGAAGGATGTCTCTCTCGCATCCTTTCTTGATGTCACCAGTTGTTTGATGAAGATCTTTATGAAGATGATCTATTTTTGAAAACAAAATATCATCAGTCTTCTCTTGCTGCTCCAGCTTTTCTGCGTGGACTGCCAAGAGTTGACCCATTTTAATTGAGTTATCTTGAAGTGATATTACTACAGTCTCTAGTCTCTCTAGAATTGCTGTATTAATTTCTGATTCTGGCATCTCTCATCTACTATACATTTCTGATAGCAAAGTCAAGAGCAGATTGATATGTCGTAGCATCTTTGTTCAGCATGTACTGGAACTGTTGCTTGTGAGTATCATCTAACTGTGCATAACAAGCAGCAATACGCTTTGCTGAAAAGTTGTCTAGGTTCTGTTGGGAACCATCACCGAACTGAATCTTTGCGAAGTTAGTCTCGCCACTAGGATTGAGTTCGCTGGTTGCTACATCAAGTGCAACCTGTACTACATCTTGGTTTTCCATAATTTTTTCACCTTTCATTTCTACAGAGTTGTTCAATTTTTTTAATTTAGATGTCTGAGTCGATGCCTTCTTTTTGAAGTCAGACAGGCGTGCCTTCATTAGCACATCCATCTCTTTAGTTTTATTCACCATCTTCTTCTTAGCGTCATCACGCTTCTTCTGAAGATCTTTAGAGCGGTTCAGTTTTTTCATCTGACCGATCTGTTTCTGTGCTCTCTCAGTTTCAGTAGGAGCACCTTCAGTGATGTTAGTATCTAGTTCCTCTTTCATTTTTCTGCGTTGTATTCTGGAGAGCAATTGTCTCGCACCTTTGGTACGACCATCGACGCTATCTTGATTGGCTTTCTTATAGCGACGAGCAGATCTTGGATTAACAAACACAAAAGCAGGTGGGAGTGCTAGACCACCACCATCTCCTGCTACCATTTCATCAACCTTTTTCATATTAGATCTAGCTCTTTGAGACAAAAATCATCGATATCATTATTTAGTGATTCAGGCAGTCTATTTAAGAACAGCATGAATGACTTAATGACTGGCCAGTATGCCACCTCTATCTTGTAGAACAGCAATGGTGTTGCTGCATCACCAAATACATTATACAACAATATGATATGATTTAAAATCAAATGTTTACGAAGCTCCCCCGTAGTTTCATATCTACGAAGGAGCCTCTTAATATACTTGAAGCGTTTTAGATCCTCTTCAAAATCACCGTAAGTAACTGACTGAGGATTGTGATAGTGTTTAATGGCAAAGATAATCCAGTTCTGTGGATTCAATTCATTTAGGTTCATTCATTTATTAGTCAACGAATGTCAAAGTAGCGACAGAAGAAATTACTTCGTCTGCACCCATGCTGTTGTTAACTCTGACTCTGTACTGATCACCATTGTTAGCAGCAAGTTGACCTGTGAGTGCGAGAGAAGCAGAAGTTGCGTTAGCAACATTGACGAAGTTGAGACCTGCGTCTGTAGACTTCTGCCATTGATAAGTAAGAGTTACACCTGAACCTGTAGTAGTAGCGGCAACTGTGAATGTTGCTGCACCGCTGCTAGTATCCTGATCAGCAGGTTGAGTACCGATAGTGATTGCTGTTGCTACATCTCCTGCAATAGCATCATCACTCTGAGTCTCGTTAGCATTGAGATCTGCATTAGCAAGAGTTACTAGATGCTCTGCCTTATGGCGAGTGGCACCTGAGCTATCTGTGTATGTGAAATAAGACCACCATCCAGGTGCATTTAGTCCACGCTTCTTATTTGATTCGAGTGCTGCTTCCGTCTCGTCGATGAAAACAACAGTTTTAGATTGACTTGATGCAGCGATGCCTCTGCCAGCCTTAGTGACGTTGGCATTGCTGTCAGTTCTACCGTATAGAGACATTGATACGCTCCAAGTTATACTGTGACTACGATTATTTATAAAGAAGGGGGACTAGCGTCCCCCGTCTAATATTATTCAGCCGCTTCTTCTTCGCGTGCCTGAATTGCTTTAGTGACGACCTCTAGTAGTTGATCGTCCATGTCTGTCTTGGTTAACTTAACTGCCTTACCTAGAATTAGTAGGCATACTTCAACTAGTTTTTCACCTAGTTCTTCGTTGTCTGGAACTTTTGCAACAGCATCAGAAATTACTTTCGACGCAAGTGGGAGTAGAAATGCGAGCATGATTTGACCTCATTATGAGCTCAATTATTTATCGGACTTCTTCTTCTCAGGTAAACCTTTATGTTTTGTCGCAGCAAAATCCTTGACATCCTTCTTCTTCATGGTGGAAGCAACTTTGGCAACCTCAGGCGACGACGCTCCCTCGCCTTTCTGAGCCGCTCTAACCATTCCCATAAATCTCTGTTGCGATTTTGATTTCGCTCGTTCGGTGATTGGGTCGAACCCTCTGCCATCAACAACTTTTGACCAGGGTGCGTATAAAGGTCCTTCATAGTTCATAGATTCTTTTTTCATAGGACGGTAAGAAGCATCCGATCCAGATGGTGGACCATCTTTTACGGTAGGCATCACTTCAACTGTTTTAGTTTTCTTTTTGCCTTTGCGTTCCTTCTTATC